GTCGCCCAAATCAAGCAATAGCCCAAATTATGATAATACATAGAATATGTATTATCATAATTCTATCCCTTTGCTTTATTTATATACAATGATATCACAATATGGGATAACTATGAAATAGTGGATCATATTGTTATGATATTGTATTATAAGCCAAATCATTAACATCATTGCTTTATACATCTTAAATTAGACCAAATAATGATCTCCAAATAATTATCTTTTTATTGTGTAGCCATTGCCTGTTTATTTGCAGCAACTACCATATTTGCCGTTTGTGTCGCTGTTGATGGAGGATTTAAAGGTATATTTAAAGGTGATTGTTTATTCGGTACATTCTTTGGTGCATTTTGTTCTTTTGTGTTACTACAATCTGGGAAACATGAATAACCATATACTTCCTTGAAACCAGGAGCGCATCTAGCATAAATAAGAGAATCAAATACATCACAACCTTGCGGATGATCATATAAACAACGATCCATATAATAAATAGGATAACTTTGTTTGGCATATGGAAATTGCCCTCCACATGTTGGCCTATCATAATCACTTCCGAAATCACGAACTGAATTTGGATTAGAGAATGATTCTACACCATACTTTCTTTTTTGATAACTTATATGTAGTCCTTCTGAAACGGGTATTGATAATATACCAATAATGAGAATTAGTAATATTATGAAATAGATTATATCCATTATATACTAAATAGTGATATAAAATTTGATTACAAATTGTTTTATATATTTTATAGATATCAATTTTTGACATAAACTTCAATCGGTTTTTCTACTATATTTTTCGGAAAAATACCCTCTTTATACTCTGGCGATATTTCCGGATAACATAATTCCACTGGCAATATTTTATTTGGTATTACCTTTTTACTTATAATACCTATAGTTTGATAAACTATTGCTGCTAATTGAGAACAAAATATATATTTGTTTCCACTGGTACACATAGTTGCTGTACCACAAATACAACTAGAGGATCCTTTACATAATTGAAATGAATTTATAATATCACATGGATTGATTTCGTATTCTCGATGATAATATTTATCGTGCATTTTTTTCAATTTATTCCTTAATTTCTTTATTCTTCTATTATAACTTACATCGCTATCAGATGGCAACCGAATGAATGGATTATCATTCAATTTACCCCAACCCATTCTTCCATTCGTTTGATATGCATTTAATACATCCCTAAGTGGTCGTATTTGTACACCAAATACATATTTATTACTTTCTATATCTTCAATAGAAAAATCTTGACTATTCATTAAATTTGTACTTAAAGTTGCTTCTAGAATATACCATTCACCAGGGATGGCATTTTGTATATCTGGAATACTATTAGTAGATACTACTATACCAACATGTGACCATTGACCATTTTTAGTGGAAAGATATTCAAAAAATTCAATTGTTTTGGAGAGAAAAGAGTTCCCTGCGAAAAAAAATAAATCTAAATCATTCAATTGATTTTTAATTTGATCATATTCTATGGCAGTTGGATGTGGTTTTTGTATTTTATTACCCATATATATAAATAAATATATTTAGTTAAGATTCCACATTATATTTTTATAATTCTTACTGTGATGTCTGTTACTTATTATTTTACACATCTTTTTCGCTTCTCTTACTGATACAGCTATGAAATAATCAATGTTATCTGCCGGTTTCAATATATCGCTATTAATATATTTTCTCCTCCTTTTCAACATATTAATAATATCTATATGATTCCCATACACAACTACAGCAACATGTTCTTTACCATCCTTTACATCTTTATCATTATGTCTATTGATATCCATATCCTCAATCGTTCGTAACTCCGAGGATTTAATTCTATATATTTTAAATCTCTTTTTCTCATCCTCTTGGTCTACTCTTAATGAGATTAATTTGGCATAATCCTTTGGAATCATCCCAATTTCCTCTCCTAATTCTCTAGCTGCAGCTATTCGATGTTCTTCTTCCCATAAGTCTTTTTTATGACAATGTCCAGTAATACCTAATTGTGCATCACCTCCCCGCTTTTTATTCGATTTTGATAATGTTTCTTGATAACCGATTCCAACGATGTAAACATCATCCGGTAAAGCTTCAATACACTCTTGAATGCACCGAGGTAAATATGAAGATATGTACTGTGTTGACACAGCCTCTACTGAATCTCCTCTAATTCTAAAGATTGGATGAGGCTCTTCAGAAATCATCGGTGCAATACATAAATATATAGTATTATGGATATTTTATAATATATTTATTTCAATTTTTTTATCTAACCAGTATTTAACATCAGATAATAAAAATTTGATAAATAAACAGTATTTATTTATCAAATAGCAATATTTTTTTTATGTATAGTTAATATAAGAATGGATCCCATAATCAAAAAAATAATACGTTATGATGATATCACTCTAGATGAGCTGCTACCGTTAATAAAGTTATTCGAGCACCATCTATTTTTTAATTTCATTTCAAATGCAGAAGGATTCCTATTGTATAAAAGAGGAATTACTTACAAAAATAAGACCTATACTCAGACTAGGGAAGTTGATTTGTATTTGGATCAAATAATGGATTATGAATGGAAATTAGATGATACATATAATATAGATGTAATTGATATATTTAATGTAGTATATAATTATTGGGATGCTAAAGATAGTCTAAATTATAAGAATTATCAATACTATTTCTCTAATGACAAAAATATGATAATAATTGATAATTACTTAGATGAACAAAATCCAATTGCTGAATTGAGTAAATTAGAAGATACTCAATGCACAATAATCTAATATATTCATGTGGATATCTTATATATAGTTATTAGGATCCAAATACATGTTATGAGTACTAAAACTGAATTTATAGCATCAATACATATTTTTAAACGTATAAAAAATGAATATATTGAGTTACAAATATTTTTCCATATTATATCAGATTGTTTATCATCAAATTTTTTGATATAAAATTCCTTTTCTTTTAATGATGCATTATTATACATAAATATTGGTATAAGTTTTTGTTTTATTTCCTCGTATTTAATATTATTATCCGTAAATTTAACATATATTTTGAATATATCATTATGCATTTTTACATTTCTAATATTTAATATTTCAGATAAAATAGATTGATCTATATCCAGTTTTCTGTATTCATATAATTCTTTAATTTTATTTACTGTATCCCGATAATTATGTTTGTTATCAATATATTGATTTTTAATTTCTATTATCAAATTATTAATAAATTCACTACTCGAAATATTCATCTCCATATCAGTAAATACACCTGATAATACTGAAACTAATCGACTTACTTTACCAGTAGTACATACAGATCTCGATTCTTCTAATTGTTTGTTTAATGTTTCAATTAAATCACTTTTATGATCACTGTCTCTTATACGAAACCAGATTTTTCTAAATATATCATAATAATAGATTTCTTCACCATATTCAAAATCAGAATATATCTCATTTAAATATAAATCCAATAATCTCATATTTACTCCATCTTCTTCACACTCTTCCAATACCTCTTCATCCATCATTCCATAATCTTCATTTTCACTCAATAATATATCTAAACATTTATATAACCATAATCTAATTGGAGTTGTGATAACATTTTCTGATCCAAATAATGATATATTTGTGGTATTTTGATTATATGGAGCAATATATTTATTAAAGCCTTCATCAAATTCCTGTATTAGTTGAGAGTCCATTTGATATTAAGTTTATTTGTAAATTATTTAATTGTCCTGAACAAATTATTTTATAAAATGACTTAAAGAAATATTGATATAATAAAATTATAAAAAGCATTTTTCTATTGATATAGACATTCAATAGTTTTTTTTGGGATATTGTTATAAATATTTCAATCTATAGTATTAAGATTGAAATATTATGTATGGTATTATATATGACTTTATTAGAAAAATATTGGAACATAGTATTTTCATATGGTCGGGATATATATAAGATAAATAAAGATGTTGATCCGATTGAATATTGGAATAAAATAAAACCATTATTTAAAAAATTTGATGAAAAAATGGATCAATTAGGAGAAGAAGATACCAATGAAGAACCTACTGATGTTGAATCGGAATTTGAGGAAAAATATACTGAAGAATATGCATTCATTGATGAAAATACTCCAGGAGAAATAACTACAGATATTGATGAAGAAGAACGGGATGAAATATTAAAAGAGCCTGAAATTACGGAAATGGAGTTTGAATGGAATAATGAAATGATACAAAAATTAAAAAACAAAAAAATATTGGAGATATCTACTGGAAAGGTTACATTTACTAAAATAATGGATATTGCATTTACATTAGGTGGATTATTTAAAGAAAATAATTTGGATGACATTCATACATTTTTGAAAGATGGTACAATAGATTTAATAAGTAAAAATATACTTAGTAAAACTGATGTTGAAGATATAGATATTCAAACACAAAATTTTATAAATAACGAAAAGAGTGGTGGAAGAAAATATTATGTAAAATATTATTAATATTTATTCAATAAATTCTTTTGATAAGCACATTCTAAATACTGTCCAATAACATCTAAACTTATATCTCCTGGTATCTCTAATAAATCACTCCCTTTCCTATCATAATACCATTGCGAATAATAAAATCTTGGATTACTTTTAAATTCTTTACTATTTAGACGTTTAACTACATCAGGAATAACTATATTATATATATTTTCTTGATTTTCCCAATTTTTGATTTTTTTTCCTGGGAGGATAATATTGCAATCACTTAAAGTTTGTTCAGTGACATTATAGTATTTATAATCTTCCGCTCTGTTAAATTCACTTCCATATATTGATGGATAATATTCATATATATTTTTTTTAAATATTAGAATTATTAAAATAATTAATAATAGGGACAGGCAAAGTTCCATATATATAAATGAAGAATTTATTTGTAGAATCGTATGATTTGTAGCAACTTTTGAGGCAGTTGATTTAGTAAAATATTTTCATATAATTCTTCGCTGATTTTTGATTTTATGATTGTATGTCTTTTTACTATCATAAGGCACAGCAAATTTTTCGTTTTTAGCATGATTAGTAAACTGATTTTTTTACTCTTATTTAGATATATTTTATAACATTTATATGGATATTCGTCTTCTTTCTCCTTCTTATATCTAATCTGATAGTGATTTAACACATCTTCTACAGTATTATATGATGTGAAAAAATCTTTCATTGATTGCAAAAGGAAAGGATCAGCCGATAGTCGTCTTTTGCGAATTATCGGTGTTTTAGTGTGTTGTTTCGGTATGTTGACCAACATTTAATTACTAGTTATATGGATGATATATGGATAAGTTATTTCAACTTTTTTGCTTTTATGCAATAATTGCAGCATTGCTTTTATGCAATAATTGCAGCATTGCTTTTACGAAGTAATTGCAGCATTGCTTTTATGCACTGCTTTTATTCACTGTACCCAGAAAACTTTATATTAAATTCATCTAAATATTTAAAAAAGTCGTATTCCCTCTTAAATTCTGACGGATAGAAAAATAACATTAATCCCTCCCATATAGAAAACCATCCTGCTGGCACTAAAATATTTTGAAAAAATACATTCAATATTAAATTATCATTAGTTGCATCATTAAAAACTGTTGTAATTAATAACATAACAAAGCCAGCTAATAAAAATAGTCCCATTTTAATCCTATATTTAAGTAATTTTTTCCCAGATAATTCAACACGATGCTTAAAGTGAGATTTCAATCGATTAATAATATCTCCTTCAATACTCTCATCTCTTATACTTTCAGGAATCAATAACATTAAATTCTCCGCCTCATCTGCATAACTAAATTTCAAAGAACCAAACATTCTTTTTTGACAATAATCGAGGAAATCGTCTGAAATCGCTCTGTTACTCCATTCAGTTGGTTCATGATCAAAATCATTAAATAATGCATCATAAGAATATAATTTAACGGCAACATAGATTGGTTCATTGGTTTGGAGTTCAACAGTAGTTTCTTCAGCCATAATCCATTGGTTTTATTTATATACTAATTAGTATTTATCATATAATATTTTATTCAATATTTTTGTCTAAAGGATGATATAAATATATATATCTAATTATATGTTTGGAAATTATAATTTACAAAAAAAAATTCCTGATAAATTAAGAATATATATGGACCTTCCCGATGGAGCAACCATTACAACTAATGAACTCAGAAAGTATTTCGAGAATTTAGATTATCCTAAAATGAATTCATCTGAATGGCAAAAATTAAAAGATTTATTTGGTGATGATATATATAAAAAATTAGATGAATGGTATAATTATAGATCTGATTCATTACTGAAATTAATGGGACATCCGGTTGCATGTAGAGCAGAAGATATGTTGGAAGGAGTAAATAGTATAGAAACAAAATAATTATCGTAATAAAATAATTTTATATCGTAATATATATTACTATGAACAATAAGCAATGTCCATGTGGCAATAATTGTAAAAAATCAGGTACCTGTCCATGTGCGGCCGGTGGAGGATGTCCTTTTGTTTCAGATTATCCAGAAGCAGGTCCAATGAAAGTTAATATGGGAGCATTTTATCTCCCGGAATTAGATGACGGTAAGCAATGTATGTGTGGAGGAAAAGGATGCCCTTGTCAAATGCAGCAAAAAATGTATAATCGTTATGATTATATCACTGATATGGGACAACCAGCTCCTATGCCTGCAGCAGTTTCAGGAACAATGAATATGAATGTTCCAATGCCTGTAACAGCAGGAACAACATCATCTTTACCATCAACCAGTTTAATCATGCCATCAACAATGGCCAAACAAGTTCCAGTCATTACAGAACAATTCAATATGAACGGATTTAATGTAATGCAACCACTTATTCCACCAGAAAGACCATGGTATGTCTATCCAACAGTTAAATCATATGGCGAGAATTTGCCATGGAGAATCACTAATCCTATTTCATTTTATGCAAAATATGCAAAACAAAATCCTGAAAATGGATCATCTTGTGGTAATAATACTGCATGCGGTTGTGGAATGAAATAAATTATATTTATAAATAATATTATCTAATTTATAAATAAATGTACACCAGTATTAATTATGAATCATCTACTCAGCCTCAATTAAATCCAACATTGATAAGATATGTTACACCACAAGCTCAACAAGATATTGGAATTGCCACTCCCCCTCCAGTTGTAGGAGGCCAAAAAAATAATCCATTACAATCATGGATTGATGTAATAAATAAATGTAATTTAGATAATGGTGATGATATGATAAATATACTAACTGATTTAGGTAATTCATTAAATACATCAAGCACTTCTCAACAATTATTACAAAGATATCTACCTTTTTTCCTTGATAATACAAATTTTCAAAAGATTTCTTCTCTAGTCAATGATATTTCAAGTCTAACTTATGACCAATTTAAATGTTTGAATCCAGGATTAACTATTCAAACAGTATGCTCCACATTAACAAATCTCACTGATAACACCACTTTGGATAACTTAAATACTGCAGTCACAAAATACTCCTCAGTATTACCCCAATTAATAAATTGGTTATTAAATATTTTAGTATCTTATACTACTGAATGTGGATCGTCGACTGATGGAAAAAGAGTACAAGTATTATATAACAATTTATTGAATGTATTAGCTACCAATATTCCATTAACTAAAAACGATGAAACGATTAAACACTTAAATAATATTGTAACGATTTGTTATATCGTAATTGGTGTTTTAATGTTAATTATTATATTTATGATTATTTTATATATAAAAAAATAGTCAAGTATCGAAATTTCTTAAACATTCATCATTTGGTATAATATTTTCTTTAATTAAAATCCAACACATAATTCCAATCATATAATTATTCCTACATATAAATATATCATAATTATTATTTTGTATAGAATAGGGTTGCACCACAAATGAAGCATTTATCTTACATTCTGGAAAAATATAATGAAAAATTGTTGGAACTGCTGACCATAAATTCCATGAAGCATTTTTCATTATATTGAAAATATCTTCAATGTTTTGAGCTGTTTTTTTATCTTCGGATAAAATATTTTTTATAATATCAATTTGAGTTTGTTTAATATCTAACTTATCTACAAAAATTTTTAATATTATTAAAACTTCGTCGAAGGATAGATATTTATTTAATTCATATAATGTTATGAACATTGCAAGAGCGGAAGAATATTGACAACTTCCCCATCGATTAACCCAAAATTTTATTCCCGATATCTCAGTAATAAAATCACTTATCTTTCCTGTTTTTTCGTAATTGTAATATTTATTCTTAATATCATCTGGTAATTTTGATATTAAGATTTCCATTTATATAATATTTTCATAGTTTCATAAATAGATCAATTTTCAATTTTTAGAATCATATGATCCAATAGATTAAATCCTAAAATATTTAATAAATTAGTTTGAGTGCAAAATTGATATCCGTTTATTAGGTTTTTATTATATTTCATTGCTAAATATTCTTTAATCTTATTTTTTATTGAAGCTACCCACCAGCTATATAATATGGTTTTAACTATATATTTCCATTGTTGATTGATAGGAACTACAGTCGCTAAATAATTTATACATATTGCTGAAAATGACACTTCTAAAAATGAATATATATATTCTTTATACGTAAAATTTGATTTTTCATATGTAGATAATCTTATTGTAGATAAATTATCATCTATTATATTTATCCATTTATATTTTTTACAAAGGGGAATAAGTAATATATAATTATATACATCCATAACTAAATTCGATTGGGTTGGACAATATAATGTATATAGAACAGTCGGTAATAGGCTCATCACCTTATCATCTTCATCTTCTATTTCTATCTTTGCAAAGGACGATGCATATGTTAAAGCGGATGAAAAAGTGAGTCGTTGTATAGTTCCTAAAAATTTACTTCTCTTTTGAGAATCCATTATTTTATAATCTTTATATATATTGAATCCATTGTTAATTATATTGATTGCAGGAAATACTAAATCAGCCATATAAAAGAACATATTTGAAGTATAATCTATAATGTCGCAATTTCAATCTTTTTTATTAAAAAGATTGAAATTATTAAATTATGCACAATAGATATTATTCTATATCAGAATGTTAAAGTTACTAACATATAATGTTTGGTTTGACCGAAACAATCTGGAAACAAGAATGAATTATTTATTTGATATGATTTCTAAATTAGATCCTGATATTATAGCTCTCCAAGAAATAACAAAAGATATATTAAAAATATTAGTTGGAACAGACTGGTTTCATAAATATCATTCCAGTCAATTATTTGACCCAGATTTCAATGACTGTGAATATTATGGTAATCTAATATTATCAAAATATGAATTTAGTTATTTGAATGTAAAGGAGTTTGATGAAACTTATATGTCCCGTAAAATGATCATTGCAGGAATCAAATATAATGATATAGAATTAAATATTATCACATCTCATCTTGAAAGTTATAACCATTTAGAAGAAATCAGAACTTCCCAATTAAATGAATTAGTTGAAACTGCAAAAAAATATGATAATGTAATATTCATGGGCGACACTAATTTCTGTCACTCCAGAGAACAATTCCCAGATGAATATATCGATTTATGGGATGTAAAGAAATATGGTAAAGGATTAACATATGATCATAATGTTAATAAGATGGTTAAAGGTATTTATAGTGCAAGATTGGATAGAATATACTTTAAAACTAACTTAAAATATGATTCAAAATTAGAATTAGTTGGAACGAAACCAATCGACGGTAAATTATTTCCATCAGATCATTTCGGGGTATTATGTAATTTATTTATACAAAAGCAAGCTGCAATTATTTCATAAAAGCAAAAAATTGATTAAAAAAATAATTGACAATATTATTTATTATCAATTATTATATGTTTACCCAAGGGAATCTTCAAAATGCCTTTATGACTTCTTTGTTCAATCAAATGTTGTCACCTTCTCTACAACTACCCCCAGCAGTATTTCAACCTGTTAAAATACCACCAAATGCATCTGAAAATGATAAACAATTTTTAACGAATTACAATGATTATATTAAACACAAAGCATTTTTAGAACAAGATAAAAAAACAATCGATGAAACTATGAAGGAATTAGAAAAATTAAATAAACTAAAAGAAGATGATGAAAAGAAAATGAAAGAGAATGAGGATCAAATGAGAAAACTAATGGATAAATTCAATCTCCCAACTAATGGAAATGGCGATGATCTATATAAGGAATATGTTGAAGGATTAAAAAGAAAGAAACAACAGGATATGGAAGAATTACGAAGAAAGAAACAACAAATGGATTCAATTGAAGATTTGCTCAAAAAATTCAATGAATTAGAGAAAAAAAATAGTGATTTAGAAAAGAAAGTTGAAGAATTAAGTAAAGAGAAGTAATTTATTTTATACAGTAATATAAATGAAATTATCAACTAATACTCATTATTATGATACACATCTTAAAGATTTATATAAAAAATGTGTTTCATTAGATACAAATGAAATTGCTTCATTTGATTCAGTTATAGATGAAATAAAAGATCAGTTAAATAAAATAAATATAGATAATAATATTAAAAATAACGCTCTATCCTGTTTACAACTATTCCAAAATGATAAAGCAGGTAATTATGATTCATTAAATGATATCAATATACAAGATTTATTACCACGGGTATGGAATTATATCAAAAAAACTGGCGCAATTGATGAACCCTGGTTTTATGAACAATTATCTGATGTCATTACTGCCGGATCATGTAGTCAAGGTAGAACTACTAGAATTATACAATATTATACAGTTCAATTTTTTGTTGAAAGCGAATGAAATGAGATGAGACAATAAATTGTAGCTATGAATATAGTTCAATTTATTGTTGAAAGCGAATGAAATGAGATGAGACAATAAATTGTAGCTATGAATATAGTTCAATTTTAGATATCCAAATAATTATGAATGGGCATTAAAGTACCATTATTCCAAACCATACTAGTCTTTGGAATGACATAAGGATCTCCTCTAATATCATAATTCATTCCTTTACTATGCCTTAAATATGGATCAAAATAGGTATCATCATAAAAATATCCATTCAAAATAGGAAAATAATATGAACTAATTTTGTCATATTTAGAGTGCATACCGAACGGATAACCTCCTGGATAATTATATGGTGAAAATGGTTCAACGACACCTTTAGAAATGATCAATATAACAATTAATATTAAAAATATGAATAACCAATTCATTTATACCATATAATTAGAAAACTATTTTCCAGGTAATTTAAGTGTTTGTACTCCACCGCATTCATCTATAATAACTAATAATGCAAACACAAACCCTAATGTACCCTGCATCAATTGCACCAATCCAGGTATTCTTTTCCTTAAATCTTCATTTATATATTTAAGACATGAATCACGTGTTACACCAAAGGCTTTCGCAATAGTTATTAAGTATTGCGAAGTCGCAAAACCCTGTATCGCTAATTCCGGTAAAACAGTAATTATTATCGGTGACAATGCAAATCCTACCCCAACCGCTGTAACAATTCCAGCTTTTGCTAATGGACTTGATTTCTTAAATGCTTCATATGCTTCATCCGATTTTTTAATTGCCATATCTTTCGCCTTTTGAATTCCGTCTTTAGTTATTTTATATGATTCAACAACAGCATTCTTGACCTTTTTAGATGAATCAACTGCAAAATTTGCTACATCTTCTGATGCTTGAATCGGATGAAATACCGCATGAGTAACTGTTCCAATAGTATGAAACGCCGTTCCTACTGTTGTTGATATTACTGCTCCGGCTGTATCAAAAGGATGGAATATATAACTAAACACAGTATCATTTACATAATACAATCCAGTAACTAATGAAATTATATAATCCAATATATTGTTTAATGTATTTACAGTGCTATCATAATTTTGCACAATTGCTTTCATGAAATTAGGTATCAAATTATATAAATTTTCAATTACATCAAATGGTGATAACAAACTCTTTACTTGACTCAATGTTTCTTGGACCACAATTGATACTATACCACCATCATCAGGCACACCAAATGACAATATATCACCGAAAAATTTATTTATACTATCCATTATTTTCTGAAATAAGGTACATAAAGCAACTATAAAATTAGGATGTCCAGACGTTTTTTCTTTCTGGAAACTTGCACTAACATATGCACGAATACCTTCTGGACCATCTTTAAAAGCTCCTGGTATATTACAATAATCCCATATCGTTTTTAACCAACTTAATCCTCCCCCTAATTCTCCTAGCATATATAATATTGATCTGCTAAAATCAAAATATTGAAAGATTAAAGATGATCCATCTACAACAGTATCTCCTCCAGCACCCAAACTACCAACAGTAGCGGCAGTTCCGGCAGTTGCTCTAACTGTATAAGTAGCATATTTAATTACTGTGTTATACATTTCGGTAGAATTAGTTATATTTTTTAAAGTGTTGGTACTGATTATGTTCTTGAAAAAATTACTTTTTGCTGCTTCTTTTGCTTTATTAAGAATATCTGAAGGAACAATATTTGATGGTATTGTGAATGATTCAATCATTCCTATAGTGTCTAATGGAGCAGGTTGGTCGTCTATCGTATTATCGGGTTCATCGCCACCAATTTGATAATATTTTATAGGATATCTAATTATGTTGCTCATATAAATTAAACTTAGAATTTTTCATAGATATCTTTCAATTTAGTACGATTATATTCTATTGAATTTTTAGCTAAATCTTTAATATCTTGACGAGAACAATTACGTAATTCTCCATCTGTTCTTTCATTCAAATCCAAGAAAAATGATAAAAATCCCTTCAATATATTTTCAATACTCCATAAAGGATTATATAATTCCGGATGTCGATTAGTGAATGAAGCACAAATACCTTTTTCAAAATTTACCTTGAATCTACCATTAGGTGTTAACATAAAGATTGTAGGCGAACTATAGGGGTAATCTTGTGCTAAAACAATTTTACCTATATATTTACCACCAGCAAAATCTCCATCTAAACCGTATAACATAAAATACCACGTAAATATATCTGTATCATCTGTCGCGACCATTATATTATCAAGTGGATATGTAGTAATCTCCTGTAATTCCTTCATTAAACGGGTAACTGCAGATTTATTTGCCATATTTCATATATAGATAGGTCATATCAATAATTATAATTATCAATTTTTTTACAAAAAAATTTACCACAAAGGGTAATTTTTACAAAAAAATTGACCACAAAGGGTAATTTTTACAAAAAAATTGACCACAAAGGGTAATTTTTACAAAAAAATTGATAACTAATCTATATATAAAATATCTCCTCTATATAATAAAAAATGGGAATATGTTGTAGTTTATGCTGGCAAGACACTATTATTGTCGAGGAAACAAATGGAACTAATAACACAGTATTACAAACACCTAATTCAGTAAGAACTGATATAAAACCTGATAATATAGAAACACAATATGTCGTATCTAAAATAATAAAACCAAATACTTTTGAAGGTATACATACAGTAAATGATCCGAATTCATTAGATAATCTTGTAAATAAATTAGTTCAAGAATATTCAAGTGATACGATGAATTTATTATTAACAAAATTGAATAATCAATATTTGACATTAGAACAATGCAATAAATTATGGGAAAAAATTGGGGATAAATTAATAAATAAAATTAAAAAACAACCAGAATTAGCTGTCAGTTTTAAATTACAAGATATGAATAACACTATTAAAAATAATTATATTAGAAAAATAGGTATATTATTATATGAAAATCATACACAAGAAGCAACTGTATTATTATATAATCATTTAGATGCATTGGCTATATTACTCAGAAAAACTAATAAACGTGGCGCAGAATTATTATTAGATAACAATATAAATAAAGGATTCTTATTAGACAATGCTGACAACTGTGCTAAATGCAATAAATGGGGTATAGCATATATTTTATATAAGAAATGTGGCAATGAAGATAGTGCGAAATTCATAATAAATAAACATGCACCCGAATATATCAATAAATTGCTTGGATATAACTAATTATTTTATATATAAAATATATAATGACAGGTATATTCATTTTTCGTAGAGATTTACGACTAGATGATAATTATGGATTATTAAAATTGCAGAAATTATGTGATGTAATTATACCAATATTTTGTCTCGATAAAAATCAAATTGTTAAAACCAAAAAAAATCAATACTATTTTTCTAATAATGCTGTTCAATTTATTTGTGAATCATTAATTGATTTAAATAACCAATTATTAAAATATGGATCAAAATTGAGATTATTTTTTGGTAACCCACCTGAAATTATAGAGAAATTAATCAAAAAATTAGATATTAAATATGTTGCATTCAATACTGATTTTTCAATTTATTCCAATAAAAGAGATCAAGAAATTAAGGAAATATGTGAATTATATGATATAACACTAATAACAGCAAATGATGATTATACACTATATCCATTAGAAATAATACTCAGAGATAGTGAAAAAAACCTCCCATTTAAACAATTTGGAGCATTTTATAAACACGTCAAAGATAAAAAACCTAATAAACCTTTACATAATAAATATCATAATTATTTAGGTAAAAGAGTAAAAATAACAGGTGAATATAAGAAAGGACTTGATAAGTTCTATAAAGAAAATAAAGAAATAGCCCAAAATGGAGGAAGAACAATTGCTTTGAAAAAACTGAATAATATTAGTCAATACAAAGAATATGATAATATGCATGATAGATTGGATTATAATACTACCAATATATCTGCTGCATTGAATATAGGATGTATCTCAATAAGAGAAGCATTTTATGCCATAAAAGATAAAACGAAAAGTGAATTATTATTAAGACAATTGTATTGGAGAGATTTTTATTTATGTGTATTAATTTATGCTGATAAAGGTAACCATTATGATTATATGGATGATAGATTTAATAAAATTAAATGGAAAAATTCACTAAAAGATTTTAATAAATTATGGAATTCTCAAACTGGATTCCTTTTAATTGACGCTTGTATGAAAGAAATGCAGGTCACCGGATTTTGCCATAATAGAGGACGCCTATTATTAGGTATATTTTGGACAAAATATTTATTAATTAATTCATTCCATCCTAAATTTGGATCACAAGTTGGATATTCTAGATTACTAGTGGATGCAATTGGTCCAAGTCAAAATAAGATGAATCATCAATGGTTGACTGAATTGGATTATCCTGGAAGACAATTTGGTAAAGGGATATCTGGTAGACCAATGAAAGTATCTAATGAACAAATAAAGAAATTTGATCCATATTGTATATATATAAAGAAATGGTTGCCTCATTTGAAAGATATACCCAATGAAGATCTATTTGATTGGGATGGTATTAAACATACTATTCATCCAAAACCAATGTTTGATCCAATCAAAAAATATAATGAATGGTTTAATTTGACGAAGGTTCTGTAACATCATTGAATGTAATAAATCCACTAATCTGTAAGTTTAGTGAATTAAATTTGTTATCAGGGTCTTCTTCACATCGGAATCTATAGGGAACAGGTGTTACTCGTAATTTAGCATGGAATTTGGGTTTATACCAACTGTTAATAATTGTCCAGAAATCACGTGAACCAAACAATCCACGCTTAACAATTTGATCATTCTCCCATACATCCAATACTGGAAATTCATATTTGGTACCATTCTTTTCAACTGTTATTGTTGTACCGGATTCTCCTAAACGATATGGCTGTACATATGCTCCCGGACGTGGTTTGTTATCACGACCAATTTCAAATTGTGCAGTGGTAATATCACTTTCTAGATTTGTTTTATCTAGAAGAAAATATTCAGCAAGAGTTTTGACAGCTTCTTTTTTTGCTTCATATTGATTATTATCTCTTGGTTTTCTTTGAATAGTATTTCCTTTAGGTACAAGATCTTCTTCCTTGAACCATTTCTTGTTTTTTTTATTTAATTGGCTCATTTGGTTAAATTTATAGAATAATGTTTATAGAATGATTAAATATCAATTTTTTTGCTTTCAATCTAACCATAAAGCCATATCCCCATATATTTTTATATATTTATTGGGATTATCATTAAAAGCCATTTCATGTAATATATCCAATGAATTAATATTTTTCATTTTAAATGATTTCCAAACTTTTTCACAATATTTGACTTTATATTTTGAACTTTGACTTGACCATTTATCCCATAATAATAAATAGTTTATATCAATATTATGTAAACAAATACCGACTTTTATCCAATCGTCATAATTATCGCATCTAGCTGAATTTATAAGTGATAATAAATTTATAATTTCAAAAATTTCTTTAAATTTAGATAATACATTTTCGTATAATTTTATTTGATTTGATATTTCATTATTTAATTCTTTAATCAATAACGACGTTCTAGAGCAATCATTCAATGACTTATTTTCTAATAAGAATAAAGTAATTAACTTATTTATCATTAAAAAGTATATTATATGTTTGGATAAATATATAATATCTTCAATTTTTCTTAATAATTATTTATTATAGGGTACTGTACATACCCATGCTCTTAATTTTTTATCATATACAAAAAAACCTAGTCCTTCAAATTTAACTGTATTAAATCTAAATATATTTGAATAATTTTCTGTATATCCAATATATTCTATCATTGACGTTTGATTATATTCATCCTCTTCGTCAAATATATTATCCAAATAAATAAATTTTGTCGTTTTAGCTTCATTCTCAGCTAACCAATGGATTGAACACATACAATTTTGTTCATCTGATGTTAATATTACATGGGTAACATTTTGTTTATCCACATTTGAAAATTTAATACAATCCATATATTTTAATTTAACTATTTGACCTTTTAATATTAAATTTTCATCCCGTTTATCAACATATATCTCCTCGCTATATTTAAATGAATGTTCCCCCGATTTATTTATTGGATGATTGTTTTTTGTAACTGTTATCCATTTCGTTTTATATCTATCTACAAAATTATCAATTATCACCTTCTTAGGCTGAATAACCGATATACTCCTCATCACATCTCTCTCAAAAAAATTTATAGAATGTTCATATACTTCCTTTGGATCAATCAATCTATCCATCTTCTGTGCAAATGATCTTAAAATTTCAGCAGTTAAACCTCTACGTCTTAATGCTGCTATTGTAAATAATCTGGGATCATCTATATCTTGAATGAAGGATGGTTTTATTAATAATTTTTCGATTAATTTAATAGGTAATATATTATTTTTGATTGTTATAGTATCAAACCAATGTATATGCGGTGGACTGAATTCTAATAATCTATACCAATAATCTATTAATCCCTTTTTATCAACCGATTTTTTTCTAAAATATATATCACTTAAATTTAATTTAGTTGATATTACTACCTTAGCAAAATCATCTTCCGGATAAATATTCCAACTATTCCCTGTTTTATAATGAATGAAAAATTGAGAAGAATATATTATAGGATCAAATATATTCTTATTTTCTGATTTCAGTTGATATTTGAATCGTAATACTGCATTTTTTAGTGTACCATCTTTCATATTTTCAAATTCCGACAAATTATGATCAATTGATTTCTCCCTATTTTTCGGTAACTCATTATCATGATATGTTTTCCTAATTTCTTTCAATGTTGTAATATCTACATACGCCAATTTCGCCTTAATTAATTTTATAGCAAATTCATAAATATCTTTGAAAAAATCAGATATGAAAGCTACTTTGTTTGGAATATAATTTAACCATTTTATATTTTCAAGGATATTACTTATATTCTCATAATTCGCATTATTCACGGTAATATCATTAATACATAAACAACATCTATTATTTTCAGCCATACTCATTTCCAATGGCTTAAGATGTCCAATATGTAGCGATTTATTTGGTTTAACTATAAAGATAGTATTTTTATCAGTCATTTTATACTATTATAATCTTATTCTTTTATATTTGTTTCCATAACTTTATACACCAAATTATACTCATCATATATAATAATATACCTTCAATTATCAGAGATGATGTAGTGTAACATAACTTACCAATCAAATATCCACCCAAAAATATTCTGCTGTATGTATAAATAATTGCTTCTGCATATAGCACTTCAGATGATGGACGAATTTTCCTAGCATATATGGTTGTATTATCTTCTTTATATATTTTTTCAAATGCTTTTACATTATTTAATTGATTATATGCAATATACATTGGGATATTTGATACTTCTGCAAATAGGTATCCCAATATCAAATACTTTTCTAATGTAGGTTGACTTATGTAAGATAATGATATAAATGTTATGATATGATGGATTAGATATGCATTGCTCATCTTATTTTCAAATTTCATGAATGTTTTCCCCACTAATAAAATATATTGGTATAATGTAGCGTATAGAAAATATCCGGTACCATATACCATTACATAGTTTTTCCATCTATAATCTATCAGATAAAAAATACATAATGTGATAGCTCCACCGGCATGTATAAATGACATTGTATTTTCGATTATTTTATGTGTGGATAGTTCTCCTCTAACTAATTTGTTATTTTCTAATTTTGGTTCAAAAGTAGTTTCTGAAATGGTATTGATAAAGAGATATACAAATAACCACAGAATTGATGTCACGTATATAGGTAATGACATGTAATTATACATACTATACATTATAAAACCCGTAAATAAGAAGAATTGGATGTATTTGTTCATTTAGTATTGTTTAATGAATATGGTTATAAAGGAATTTATTAATCAATTTTTTTTGTTGAAAATAGTGCAATTACTTGATACCATAATTTATGACACCATACTATAGTCACAATTTGAATCAATATTCCCATGGTAATTAACACTATTGGTAATTCTTTATACATATTGAACAATTGATATGATCCGATAACCAATCTCAATATCGTGAAGGATAATGCTTCAATAATTGTTAATAAAAATATTGTGTATTTTAATATATTCGATTTAGTGATTTTCTTTAATTGTAATAAGAAATATGTTATATACATCGGTATATTAGATAATTCCGCTAATAATAAACCTGTTACTATATGATCATCAATTATATCGCTGATTCCTAAAAAACTTAGCGCGGTGATACTAACCATATGATGAAATATAAAAGGCATGCTCATTGTTCCTCCGATAAACATTGAGTATAGAATTCCATCTATTATATAATATGTATTTGATAAATAATAAATTGTTGCTATAGATCGAGGATAAAAATGTGTTGCTGAAAGTATTATTATAGTTGCATGAATAGTACTTAAAATCGTTTCGGCTACTTTAGCATTCGAAATTCGTTTTGAAATATAGAATGTAAATAACCAAAATAAACTTGGAAGTAGGATCATTTGATCTAAATAGAAGAAAGCACCATATGATGATATTTTTTCAATAATTTTACATCCAACCATGCCCAACTGCAATTCTATTAAATGATTCTTTTGCCTCTTGTAATGTATATGGAATATTATAATTTTTATCTAATCGTCCATCGCCTTCAATTATCATAGCTTTTATTTGAACAATCAAACTTTCAATTGAATAAACTGGACTCCATGCTTTAGGGGTTAATAGTTCAAAACAAATACTTCCTGCATTGGTTATATGACCAGTTTGATATTGAAATCTTGGTGTCACGATTCTAACAAATGGTGGTGAGAATGGATATTGTTGAGGGAATATAATTTCCATATGAATTTCTTTGATATTGTATTTCTGCATATCTTTTGCTATAGGAAAATCACCATCAAACTTAAATATTTTAACATCCCATATGAAGAAATTATCCTCTCTAGGTTCAACAATAAATCCAAGTTTATTAGAGTCATTTTTTTGAATATTAGTGTATTCCATCATTAGTTTCTTGTGTCCTTTGGATGAAGCTTTTATCTCCATTTGTTTTTTCTCTTCAATAATTTGTACATTGAATTTATTTGTTACATGATTAGCTATTTTTTCTTGTAGTGTTTTTGGTATTACAATTAAATATCTTAATAATAAATCATTTTCATTTTCAACAACATATATATTTTGACTCTTTCTATACATATCTTTATTACCAACAACTTCATATACACCCATAATACATTTTTCCCCATGACTGTATGCGCATGAAAAAGCAAAACTGTCTGATAAATATATACCTTTACCATAAACTGCACCTGCTGTCATCAAACCAGTATTACTACAAACTTTGAGACCATTCCTCATTATAGAATACCAATTTTCCATACTACTTCCATGAAATAGATAATTTGTTGATTTTTTATCTATATATTTTTTCCATTCATCTTCTTTTATAAAATCGTAGATAACCCTATACATTTTGAAATCTTTATGATTAATTCCCGATTGTTCTTCTAATGAAACGTCGCATTTATTGGACAATATTATAAATCTTAATAAATGATACATATCACTCCCTATTTTTTCAACAATAATAGAATCAGTATCACAATTTGATAATTCTTTAATCAAAGTAGTGATTTTTACATTATTATTAAATATTGCATCAATCCTAGTAAAGTCCTTTTGATTATTATAATTTATACCATTTAATTTACTTATTGTACCCCTTTTTATATTTACTTTATTTTTTAGAAAATGAGGTGGAAATGGTTCAAATATATCATTTCTTCTTCCTGATGTAATCGCATATTTTGCTGTAGTTAACAAAAAATACAATACATCTGGTTGGTTTTTAACATATTCACTAACTTGATTTCCAACTGGGAGTTCCTCCATTTTATAAGAACACTCTTTATTCCCACAGGATACAAACTCTTCTGATTGAAATTCTAATTTCTTAAAACATGATATACAATATTGAGTTAAGTTTGGTATAACATCAATTATTATATCTATTATATCTATTATTGAATCAAAACTCTGATATGTATATTGATTTAATAAATTACTTAATTGGATACTTTTCATATCCTGATTATTTGGATTGATAAATAATTTATTATTATCCTGTTTTATTATTATAGAAACATCATCCATATTTAACGTTAAATTATTATTATCCATGCTGAACATGAACGAAATACCAATATTGCTAAATATATCAATAAATGGTGTTAGTAGATCATTTAGCTCCATATAATAAATGAATAATATATTGTTTTAATATATTAGTTTGTCAATTTTTTATATAAAAAAATTACCCTCTATGGGTCAATTTTTTATATAAAAAAATTACCCTCTATGAGTCAATTTTTTATGATTGCTATCAATTTTTGGGATTAATAACCTTTTTCACTGGCTCGTCTTTTTTAATAGCCTTTTTCGCAGTCTCTTCTTTAGCTACACCTTTATATGGTGTTTCTTTTGAAGAAATAAATTTACCCGTTTCATCCCTTTTAACAAATTGACCTGTTTTTTGATTATAACACTGGGATCGATTTTTAACAGGTCCAGCACGATAATTGTTATTAGTATTTATTGCCATCGATTATTGGTGTATATAATTACTATAATTCAATAAGTTAAATAGATCAATTTTTTTGTTTTAAGTCATGAACAATTTTACAAATTCTATTAAAATTATTCATATAATCAATATTATCTTTCATATCTGAATTCTGCTTTAATATATTAATTACATATATCGTCGGAATTACACCAGCATCTAGAGATATTTCTATTATTTTATTCAACGTATCGAGATTAATTAACTCACTTAAATCTTTATAAAAATATGCGATTTTTGATAGATCATTAGATGTCGGTAGTATATTATGATCTAATAATACTTTAAATATTTTCCATGTCATAATATATTTTTTATTCCAATTAGTAACAGCTTTACCTAATTTTATAATTGCTAAATCTAAACATTTTTCAGATGGTTTTATACCTAAATCAACTATCCTAACAAATATATCATCAATATTATATTTATTTTCCAATAAATATTCTAAATATATCGGTTTTATTTCACCTAGATATAAATCGTCTAAAGCATCATTTATATTTGATGGAGAACAATATTTGAATATTTTTTCAATGATAATATCGTTTGGTTTAAGATATTTGGAGAAAATTGGATATAAAGAATTAAATAATTCAATATTTACTAAATTCCAATGATCTATAGTAGGTTCTATTTTTTTATTTTTTAACACATTTATGATAATATTTTCATTTAAATGTTTATGAGAGCATAATAATTCAAATATGTCTGAATCTAATTTTACTATTTTTGTGATTACTCTTATTAAATCATCTATATAATGATCTGCGATTTGAATCAATTTAATAATCAATTCTTTATTCGGAATTATTCTACTATAATTAATAATTTCGATTATTGTATATATTGGAGCATTGTTTTTTATAATGTTTTCAATATCTTTTTGAATTGGCTTCATCGGATATTTGAGTAATATTTTTATAATGCGATAGTCTGGATATTTATTATTATTTTCGCAATAATCCATATACATCCTATAGGTATTTTCATTGGGTTTTAAATTTTTTTCCTTAATCATATATTTTGCTAATCGATCATTATATATGAAAGCATTATCTAAACATTCTAGATCCAAATAAATATCATGATTTTCGAAATAGGTTAGTATTTTTTTAAAATATTGTAATCTAATATTCTTATTTTTACATAAGTTAATCAATGCTTGTTGTGTTGGAACAATCCCTTTATCTAATTCTATAATTATATCTTTATACGATCCAGTATTACATAAATCTTCGAATTCTGTCATTGATATGAGTAATACTTTATATTCATAAATTCAAAAAGTCAATTTTTTATCTTATGTAAAATAAATGGATTATTTATTTACATTTATCAGTACTTCCATAGTTGGTTGGATTTTAGAATATTTTATAACATCTCAATATAAATGTGATACATTACTAAAATCCTTAACGAATGCATGTCTACCTTTATTGACTGTATATGGTTTAGGAGGAATGACTCTATTGTTTATTACAAAGAATTATCATGGGTCATTTATTTCAAAAGTAATAATTTCTACTATTGTTTTATCATTATTGGAATGTTTCATTGGTAAATTATCTTTTAAATTTAACGGTTACCACACTTGGGAATATGATAATAAATGGCTACCGATTTGTGATGGATATGTATCAATTGTGTCATCTATCTGGTGGATGGTATTAGTTTCTATATTTTTTTTAATATTGGAGATTGCATCAATCCTTTAATCAAAAAAGTGAAAAAATAATGTTCTATAGTATTTATATACATACTATGAAAATGAATAGTACCTATGATTACCTGTTTAAATTACTATTAATTGGTGATTCTGGTTGTGGTAAATCATCTATATTATTAAGATATACTGATTCAATGTTTAGTGAAAATTTTATGAGTACTATAGGAGTTGACTTTAAAATTAAAAATATTGAATATGACGGAAAAAATATTAAATTGCAAATATGGGATACTGCTGGACAAGAACGATTTCGTACAATTACTTCTTCATATTATAGAGGAGCAAATGGTATTTTTCTAATATTTGATATAAATAATTCAGAAAGTTTTTCGAATGTGATGAAATGGTATACTGAAGTTAAAAGGTTTGGTCCTGAAAATATTAACATTATCCTAGTTGCAAATAAAGCAGATGAACTAACTGAAAAAAGAGTTCCAGAAGCTGATATTAAGGAGTTGGCAAATAAATTAAATATTCAATATATCATCACAAGTGCTAAAACTGATATGAATATTCAAAAGGCATTTAATATGATGTGTGAAAGCATGGTGAAAATTCCTCAATTACAAAAGAATACATCCAGAAATCAGGTCACATCAATGGTGCCTGTAGATAAAAAAGAAACGAAATGTTGTAACTAAGTTTATTTATAATTTAAATAATATTATTGATAAATATATGAGTCAATCCATAAAATTTTTAAACAAAATAATTCAAATAAGTCCACAACAATATGATGTAGTAACTTATCCAATTGATCAATCAGTATGTATTATTTCATGTGCTGGATCTGGGAAAACAACAACTATAACATCAAAGATAGCATATATGATACAGTATCTAAAATGCAATCCTGAAGATTTTTTTATTGCTACATTCACCAAAAATGCTGCAAATGATATGAAAAATAAAATTAAAAGTTATATAGGAAATATTAAATTATTATGTGGAACTTTTCATAGTATTGGATATGGTATTTTGAAAAAAATCGCTCCAAAAATGCTGCCTCAAAATATGCATATTGATGAAAGTCAATATATATTCTACAATTTTTTATTAACTGAAGAATCAAATGATTTTAAGAATAAAATTAAATATATTTTTGTAGATGAATATCAGGACATCAATCAATTACAATTTAATATAATTAAGGAATTATATAATAAATCTAAATTATTGGTTGTAGTTGGTGATGATGCTCAAAATATTTATACATTTAGAGGAAGTAAAATCGATTATATATTGAACTTTACATCCGACTTTGATAATTCGGTAATTAAACATTTAAACATAAATTATAGATCATCTAATGGTGTAATTAATATTGCAAATGAATGTACAAAGAGAATGAATAAAAGTATTAAAAAAGAGATGATTCCGCATTGGAATATAGATTATCCGGTGGAATTAATTAAATTTGATAATTTGAATGCTGAAATTAATTATGTCGGTGATCAAATTAAAAAAAATATTAGTGAAGGGATAAAAGGTGATAATATCGCTATATTATGTAGAAATAATCAACCTCTATATTTTGTCGAAGAATTACTAACAAAATTGGGTATAAAAAATGTTTTTATCTCCTCGGAATTTAAAACTGCATCTAATTATGTGGCTGATCATGTAACAATAACATCAATTCATGGTTCTAAAGGATTAGAATGGGATATAGTTTATTTGATTGGTATGAATGATGAATACTTTCCGACAAAAAAAAATCCTGAAGCAATTGAGGAAGAAAGACGATTATTTTATGTTGCAGTAACTCGATGTAAAAATAAATTGATTTTAACATATGGAAAATCCGCTGGTATTTGTAGATTTATAGATGAGTTACCTAGTAATTTATTTGTTAAAAGTGATAAAAGTACTGATATTAATTTTGTATTCGAAAAACTAAAAAATGAAAAATATATAACAAATATAATTAAAAGATTAAATGGAGATGATTATATGTATTTACGCGAAAATAAAATAATACCATCCATTACTCCTGTCATATATAATTACTATTATCCATATGATTATCCCGTTTTTGTTAAAAATAGTTTTCTTTATACTGAATTTGGATCATTTGTAGATTATATGATAAGAAGAATGATAGCTGAATATTGTGATAAGAAGAATGATTTATCAAATATAAATATAATTGAGAATGATCCATATACAGATAATAGAGCCAGTGAAATTTTAATGAGTGTAAATTTGAATAAATCTGAACAAGATATATATGATAAATATCGAAGTTTCATTCATAATATTATGAAAAATCATAGAAATGTTAATAGAAATATTGTACAGATTGAATTAACCAAATCAAATATTAAGATGAAAGCTACATGTAAGGAAAAAATATATTATATATTAAATAAATTAATTGCATTAAGGAATTTCTATGAAAATGATAATATTATGATTACAAATAGATCACATATTCCATTACATTATCTCAAAGAATATCGTAAATGTTATAGAAATTATACGAGGAGAAATATAGAATGGAAAAATATTATATATGATACATTTTTGGTATCAAAATGCCATGCCATATCATTTAATAGAAAAAAGAGTTTATATGTTACAGTAAATTATGATGATATTATTGGATTAGCTCCTTGGTTATATGATATTGAAAAATATGTAAAACAATATATAATTAATCATTACGTTTTATCTAATCCATCGGTTGGAAATGGTTTAATTGGTGGAGATGCAGATATAATAATATCAACAAAAGCAGATTTTTCAGATAGTACGATAATTGATATTAAAAATTCACAAAACAATGAAGTTAATTTAGAACATATTATACAATTACTCGCATACACTCAATTAGCACGGGAAAGAAATATTAAGGTAAATAGGATAGAGATATTTAATCCTTTGCATGGAAATCAATTTATTTATGATGTATCAGAATGGAACGGTGAAAAATTAATAAATTATTTAATAGAAAAAGCTATAGAAGATTAATTTACATCTATTTGTACTGCCGAAAAATTATTCATACTTAGTAATTGTTCCTTTGTATAAACATATTTCGGTTTAACAGGGGTATATTGATTTTGATTTTGTACCTTCTTCCTATTTCTCCATGCTGAATCTTTCGTATCAAGATGGAGATAATAAGATTTTCCTGGTTTGATATGTTCTTTGTTCATCTTTTGTATTGGTATCGGTTTTTTTCCAGATGATAGAGATTCATTTGCTACGTAAAATGAAAATTCTCCTAGATCATGTGCATAAGTTAGATATCGTTTAATATTTCTTTTCGCGTCCACCTCATTATAAAATATCAAATCATTATCAACTTCAACATAACTGACACTCGCATTAAATCCAACAAATTTAGCGCAACGCTTCCAATCAATTATTTGTCCATCTACGACTTTATGTGATTCTTTGGTTTTGTTTGATATGCCTGTTGAAGGAATATAATATATTCTGTCTGATTCTTCATATATTTTATCATATGTATTTTTTGTAGGATGATTGATGAAATGAATGGTGATGGTTTTTTGTACTGGCTGCATTACGTCAATTAATATGGTAGCTGCCTAAATATAGTATAATTATTATATAGTTATTTTTTCAATTTTTTGTTGAAATCGAATGAAATGAGATGAGACAAAAAATGTAGCTATGAATATAGTTCAATTTTTTGTTGAAATCGAATGAAATGAGATGAGACAAAAAATGTAGCTATGAATATAGTTCAATTTTTTATTAAAAATTACCTAGCTTATATCCATTTCCACTAAATGGTTTAAATGTATTATCTTCTTCATCTGATTTCTGTAACTCCTGCATTTGTTTTTCATAATCAGATAATTCTATTTTCTCAGGTAATTCAATTGGTAATTCAATAGGTAATACACTATTACTTGTTTCAATAGGTAATACACTATTATTTAATTCTTCAAAATCTACATCTATATCCACATTAACAATATTTATTCCATCAACTGATTTACCTAAAACATCTTTTAATTCTACAATAGTAAATTCAGTATTTTCTATTTCAATAATGTCATCTTTATTAAGCACCATATAACTTTTTAATTTATTTTCTAATAATGATTTTATATTATTATTAACATAATTTGTGTTATTTGGTTTGAACTTGATATATTTTCCAGTAGGAAGAATTAAATTTCTGATATAAATTGATTCTTGATAAGACACATTCAATCTATTCAAAATATTATACGGAACAACTATATATTTTGTGTCCCCAAATTCAACATTGCCGATATAAGTATATTTATTCTTTTTATATAATCTAAAAACTAATGGATATCTAGTATATTCATCATTTGATAATTTTTTAAGAATATAGTTAGGTAATAAAACTTTATTTGTAAAATTATTCTCTGGTTTTCCATAAATAGTCCAATCTATTATTTTTATGTTGAAAATCATATAATTATAATAATTGCTGTAATAACAAATATATTGGATAATCAATTTTTTACAATTACATAAAAGCAAAAAAATTGATAGCAATCATAAATAGATTGCTCTGCGATGAATATCGCACCACAAAGGGTAATTTTTTTGCAATTATTACATAAAAGCAAAAAAATTGATTATCCAATATATTTAATTCATAAGTATATAATTAATAAAAATGCAATATAATGATCTTCAATTAGTGCTATATGCTTTTAAGAACCCTAAAGCAAATATTATGGAAAGTGTTACATTAGATAAAACAGGGGAATATCATATAATTGATAGAAGGTATCATCCATTGCTTATAAAATCAATTGAACATTATAATGAGCGTGATATTTATATGGGAAAAACATTATTTTTCATGTTTGATACATCTAGCGAAAAAGATAATGTAATATTCGATGATACTTTTATGACAACAATTGATGTAAAAACATTAATAAATTTACAACAATCAACTACTGATGATGAAAGAGGATCTATATTTACATTAATATTTGATAGTTTCCTTGCTAATTCGCATAAACATTCAATTGTTGATGATAAACGGGTTAATTTAATAAATTTAGTATTATACGCATTCAAAGGAAGTCAAAAAAATCAATATTATAAATTATCCAAACGATATTACGCCAATTTAGAGCATATTTTGGAAGCAACTGAACAAATTTCTATTTACTGTGGTAATACATTATTTTTTGAATTTAATATTAATGAAACTGAATTTAATGTTATATTAAATAGAAGTATAGTAAAAACATTACCATATACTGAAATAAATAAATTATATGAAACAGATGACAAAAAAGAAAGAAATGAATTATTCACTTTCCTTTTTAGTGAATTTGTATCTAAAAATATTGGATGTACCTATATTAGAGGCAATGTATATGACTATAATAAATATTATAATTGTAATAAAACAATTAATCAGATAATGAATGATTTTATTGAAAGTGGATTAGCAATGAATAATATATATATAGATGGAGATGACTTTATAATTGATATTTTACCAACAGTAGAAAAGCAAAAAGAATCTATGAAAAAAAGATATTTAATTTTAGGGGGATTAGGATTATTTGGTTTAGGCTGTTTAGCTATGTACCGTTTGTTGAAAGATAAGGTGAAAAATTGACACCTACATGAAAAATTGACCTATAATGGTAATTTTTCTATTTCATCGAAAAATTGATTATTTAATTTATTAATTCTTATTTATTTAAACATATAAGATGTCAACAGATCCAAGGACTATTTATAATGAAGCAGTTTACAAATTACAAAAAAGTAATAAATTTTCATTTTCTAAATTATTCGGAGATAACAATGATAATATAGATGAAATTATAGTATTATTTGATAGAGCTGCTAATTTATTTAGAGCAAAAAAAGATCATGAAAATGCACTAATATGTTATAGACAAATTATATCAATTAGAGAAAAACAAAAGTTGGAACCTGATCATAGGTTATTTAAAATATTAGAAAATGGTGCCAATAGTTTGCTGGAATTAGGGAAGCGAGAAGAGGCAATAAAATGGTTAATAGATTGTAAAAACTATTTAGTTGAGAAAGATAATTTTGATAAAGCGGGGGATGTAAATACAAATATTGGAAAATTATTATTTGAAGTAAATAAGTATGATGAAGCAATAAAATTTTTACTTGAAGCAAAGGAATATTATCAACTTAAAAGTACACCATCATATTGAGTCAAAAAAGTTAATGAAATTTTAAGAGATCATTATATTATAACAAATCAAATTGATAAAACAATTGAAATATTAGATGAAATGCTTTTAGATGACAGAATAACTTTTGGCAATGAAGATAATACATTACTATTAATAATATGTCATTTTATTATAGATGATGATCATAAATTAAGATCAACATATGAAAAATATTCAAATAAAATATCATTTACAATGAATGGATTTGTTAAAAATTTAATTAATAGTATTGAATCAAAAGATGAAGATAACTTTAATCAAATTATAAGAGAACAAGATTCAATTAGAAAATTTAAACCTAATGAAACACATCTATTATTGTTGATAAAAGAAAAAATACAAACAGAAGAAATACTTTAGACAAAATATCTGCTAGTGTTATACATTTGTTCAATATAACTTTTCAATACAATTGCCTTTTTATAATTAAGTTCATCTAGCTTATGTGTAATTTCATCTATTTCTTTATTTAATGGTGTAACGAATACATTCAATAAATAGTTAAACGCTTGGTCAAAATGCATTTTCGTTTCCTTTGAAAGCTGCACTGCTTCTCCATTAATTTCATTAACTTTCTTATCGATTTGAGCTAATAAATCATTTTTCTTTTTCAATAGTTTTTCATATTCTTCATCATATTCTTTACAAACAATTTGACTATTTTCAAATGTTGTCAAAAATTCCATCATGCATTTTTTTGGATCCGGTAACGGTATAGGTTGTTGAACCAACATTTGCCAATCAATTGGAGGTGCACTTTGTTGCGTTGTAGTAAAATACTGCGGAGTTTGTGCACGTAAGTTTGGAACCACAATTGGGAAGGAATCCATGGCTATTTGAATAATATTATATGGATATCTTATATAGATATAATTTCAATTTTTTTTGGGATGATACAAAAAATTGTAGCTATCAATATAGATAAATTAAAGTTCTCTTCCACGAACATGTGAGACCGTACCATCATTAGACAATAAAACTAAAATTTCTCCTTTTTTTAATCCATAAATTTCATCATCCCTTTTAACTGTATTTGGTCTTGCTTTAAATGTAATTGGTATTGCGACAAAACTGTGTCCTAGTATGAACCTATTATCTTCTGGCACAACATAAGCACTAT